CTGCGGTCGCTGCCGGCTCGACCACCGACGCCGGCCTCGCCGTGCTGGTCGAGAACCAACTGATGACGGGCGAGTTCGTCGACATGCTCCGTCCGGCGACCATCGTCGGCAAGCTGTCGGGCGTGCGCAATGTCCCGCAGAACATCCGCATCCCGCGTGCAACCAGCGGCACCTCTGCGAGCTGGATCGGCGAGGGCAAGGCTGCCCCGATCACCAACGCCGCATTCGGCGACCTGGAAGTCGGCTCGCACAAGCTGGGCGCCATCGCCGTGTTCACCGAAGAGCTGCTGCGCCGCTCCGAGCCGGCCGCCGAGATCCTCGTCCGTGACGATCTGCTGAACGCTGTCGTGCAAGCCGTTGATGTCGCCTTCATCGATCAATCCAACGCCGGTATTGCTGGCGTCAAGCCCGCCTCGATCGCCAACGCTGCGACGACTGCCGCTGCTTCGGGCGTGACTGCTGCCCACGTGCGCGCTGATGTGAAAGCCGCTTACGGTGCGTTCGTCGCTGCGAACCAGCCGATCGCCTCTGGCGTGTGGATCATGCACCCGAGCACCGCGCTGTCGCTGTCCATGATGGTGAATGCAACCACCGGCCTGCGCGAATTCCCTGGCGTCGATTTCGTGACTGGCGGCACCTTCGAGGGCCTACCCGTCGTGCTGAGCACCAACGTGCCTGGCACCCCGGTGGCTGGCTACGACCTGATCCTGGCCGTGCAGAACGAAATCCTGCTTGCTGAAGGTGGCCTTGCCATCGATGCGTCGCGTGAAGCCTCGCTCGAGATGGATACCGCCCCGGTCCATGACAGCAAGACCCCGACTCCGGCACAGCTTGTCAGCTTGTGGCAGACCGGCGCGATGGCAATCAAGGCCATTCGCGGCATCACCTGGAACCGTCGCCGTCCGACTGCTGTGTATCGCGTGTCGGCTGCCAAGTACGCGTGATGACCAAGCCCCGGCCGAAAGGGTGGGGCAATGACCCAAGGGATGCACATGCGATTCTTCGATTTCCTCAAGCGCAACAAGTCGGCGACCCCGGTTCCGACGAACTCGGGCGGCTGGTTTCCGATCGTCCGCGAATCCTCGCCGGGTGCGTGGCAGCGCGACGAGAAGATCGAGGTCGAAACGGCTCTCGCACACAGCGCCGTCTTCGCCTGTGCATCCCTCATCAGCAACGACATCGGCAAGCTGCCGATCCGAATCAGCGCCAAGAAGAAGGGCGTCTGGAGCGAGATCAACCACGAGCTTGCCAAGCTGTTCCGCAAGCCCAACCGCTACCAGAACCGGGCGCAGTTCTTCGCTGCCTGGGCGCTGTCGAAGCTGCTGCATGGCAACGCCTACGCCCTCAAGGAGCGTGACGCCGCCGGCAAGGTGGTGGCACTGCATATCCTCGATCCGCGTGCTGTCACGGTCCTCGTGGCTGACGACGGCAGCGTGTTCTACCAGCTCCGCCAAAGCACGCTCGCCGGGATCGCCGAAGAGGGCGCGACTGCACCGTCCCGCGAGATCATCCACGATCGAGGCATCACGCCGTATCACCCGCTGGTCGGGGTGTCGCCGCTGACCGCGGCTGGCCTCGCTGCACTACAGGGCGTCAGTATCCAGCGCAACAGCTCGCGGTTCTTCGAGAACGGCTCGCAGCCGGGTGGCGTGTTGACTGCGCCTGGTGCGATCAGCAAAGAGACTGCCGAGCGCCTGAAAGCGGACTGGGAGTCCAAGTTCAGCGGCTCGAACTTCGGCAAGACCGCAGTCCTTGGCGACGGCCTGCACTACGAGGCGATGAGCGTCAGTGCGGTCGATGCCCAACTGATCGAGCAACTGCAGTTCACCGCGCAGGATGTGTGCCGCGCCTTCAACGTCCCGGCATGGAAGATCGGCGCCGGCCCTGCTGCTCCCTACACCAGCAACGAGCAGATGAGCCTGTCCTACTACTCGGACGCGGTTCAACACCTCGTTGAAGCGATCGAGCTGTGCCTGGACGACGGCCTCGACCTGCCGGCGACGATGCGCACCGAGTTCGACGAGTCCGCCTTGCTGCGCATGGACACCGCCAGCCGCTACGCCGCGCACAGCAGCGCGATCAACGCGGGCTGGATCACGATCAACGAGGTCCGAGCACGCGAGGGCTTGGCCCCGGTGAAGGGCGGTGACGAGGTCTATCGGCAGATGCAGGACCGTCCGCTGTCCGAGACCCCTGACAGCGCGGAAGAGGTGATGGCATGACGACGCTCGACCAAGCCCGCTATCACCTGCGCATCGACGGCACCGAGCACGACCCCGAGATCGAGCAGAAGCTCATGCTCGCCCGCGCCATCGTCTCCGACTACATCGGCAACAACAGCCAATCGAACGGCGACGTTGAAGAGGCCGCCACGATGCTTGTCCTGGGCGAACTCTGGCTCAATCGTGAGTCGAGCAGCGCCGATTTGCTGAGTCCGGCTGTGCGCAGCCTGCTTGAACGCCAACGAATGCAGGCGTTCGCATGAAGCTGAACGCTGGTCGCCTGCGTCATCGCATCCGGATCGAGAAGCCGATCGTTACGCAAGACCCGGAGACGGGCGCACTCACTGAGGCGGTGCAAGTCATCGGCACTGTGTTCGCCTCGATCGAGCCACTGAGCGCGCGCGAGTTCATCGCAGCGCAGAGCACGCAGAGCCAGATCAGCGCCCGCATCGTCATCCGCTTCCGCTCGGGGCTGACGCCCGACATGCGCCTCGTCGATACCGCGACGGGCACCACCTACAACCCGCATGGCTTCCTCCTGACCCGACGACGGGGCGGGATTGGCTGACCATCCCCTGCAGCGTGGTGGCGTGATGCTGAAGCTGAACGTCCAAGAGTTTGCGGCACTGACCGACCGCCTGCGCGACATCGAAGCCAAGATCGCCAAGAAGGCACTGCGCACCGCTGCCCGCAAGGGCATGACGATCGTCCGCGACGAGGTGAAGGCGAACGCGCCGGAAGACACCAGTACCGACGCCGACAACATCAAGACGAAGACCCACATCGCTCTGCAAACGAGCTTCCGCCGTGGCGTGCTTGCCGTTCGTGTCGGCGTGCGCGGCGGTGCGAAGAAGAACCCTGACACCCCGTACTACTGGCGGATGGTCGAGTTCGGCACGCAGCACATCGCCGCCAAGCCCTTCATGCAGCCAGCGCTCGAGAACAACGCTGAGGCGGTCATCGATCGCATCGCCGAGGAACTGCGCAGGGAGCTGGACAAGGCATGAGCACGCTCTTCCAACTAATCAAGCAAAGCCCCGCCTGCACTGCGGTGCTGGGCACCAACCCGGTGCGGTTCTTCGAGTTCGGCAGCGCGCCGCAGCTCCAGACCGCCCCGTATGCCACGTTCCAGGTCATCAACGGGACGCCCTTCAACAAGCTGTCCGGTCCTGCTGCGGCGGACCAGATCACCTACCAGATCGACGCATGGGCCAAGAGCGCCGCCGAGATCAAGACCCTGGCGGATGCCATCCGCGAGGCGATCGAGGGCAGCGGCTACATCGTTTTCTTCAACACGGGCAAGGACGAAGAGTCCGGCCTGTTCCGCTACACCGCACGTTTTCAATCTATCCATCTGAGGTAATCGAGCATGGCCAAACTCACCCAAGGCACCAAGCTGTACTGGATCAAGGACGCCACGACCGTCGTGGCTGTGGACGCCGTCAGCATCAGCGGTATCTCCGCGCAGCGCGACAGCATCGAAACGACCACGCTGTCCGACAACGCCAAGACCTTCGCCCCCGGCCTGATGTCGCCGGGCAGCGCCCAATTCACCATCCAGTTCGACCCGTCGAACACCGCCCACAAGGATCTGCACGCGGCCTACGTCGCCGGCACCCAACTCAAGTGGGCGCTGGGCTGGTCGGATGGCACCGCTGCCCCGACTGCTGCCGGTGGCGCCTTCACCCTGCCGACCACCCGGTCGTTCCTGTCGTTCGAGGGCTACGTCTCCGACGTGACCTTCGATTTCAGCCTGAACAGCGTCGTGACCTCGCAGGTCTCGGTGCAGGTCTCGGGCATGCCGGCAATCTCGGCGAAGGCTTGATCATGAACCTGGCTGAACTGAAGAACGTCGGTGCCTTCATCCCCGCTGAGCCGGTGAAGGTGCCGGTCGAGTGGAAGGACTACAAGTTCGATGTGTGGGTCAAGCGGCTGTCCTTCGGCGACGTGGAAGGGCTCTTTGCCGCCGATGATCGTTCGCGCTCGGCGCGGATGATCGCCGCTGCGGTCCTGCTGGGCGAGGATAAAGAGCCGATCAGTTACGACGACGCATATCGCCTCGATGTGTCGCTGGCGTCGAAGCTGATCGAAGCCTTCAACTCGGTCAACGGCGTCCAGCCGGGAAACTGATTGACGCCGACATCGTATGGCATGAACTCGTGCTGTGCGGTGTCGGCGGGAAAACGATTGCAGAGGCGAAGGCGAACATGAGCTACCACGAGGCACAGCAGTGGTTCGCCTACGCCAAGCGATGCGGCGGCTTGCGGCACCAGGACAGGCTTCTGGCCACGATCGCCACGCAGATCAACCGGCTGTCCGGTGGGGAAGCTGAAGTGGGCGACTTCCTGCCGGGAATGCGAGCGCAACACGACGAAATGGTGGCCGATATGGGCAGTGTGATGAACATTCTTGCGGGTGTCGGGCAATGAGTCGAAGCCTCGGCGTCCTTACGTTGGACCTGATCGCCAAGACGGGCGGCTTCGAGTCCGGCATGGACAAGGCCGCCCGCACGGCCGACAAGAAAACCCGCGAGATGGAGCGTCAAGCCCGCGAACGGGCGAGGGCGATCGAACTTGCCTTCACGCGCATGGCTGCCGGCATCACCGCTGCTTGGGGTGCGCTCAACGTCATTGGCAGCGTCAAGCAGGCGGCCGACCTTGCCGACCAACTCTCGAAGCTCTCGCAACGTACCGGCGTGGCGATCGAGAGTCTATCTGCGCTGAACTATGCGGCAGGCTGAACGACGCGACGTTCGACGACATGGGTGAGGCCCTCAAGGGGCTGTCGAACAAGATGTTCGAAGCTGCCAGCAAGGGCGGGGAGGCTGCCGAGGCGTTCGACGCGCTGGGCATCCGTGTCACCGACAGCACCGGCAAGCTGCGCAGTGTAGACACCGTCCTGCTCGACATCGCCGACGCCTTCAGCAAGATGGAAGATGGGGCAGGGAAGTCGGCCATCGCCAACAAGCTGATGGAAGAATCCGGCATCCGCCTGATCCCCACGCTGAACAATGGGCGTGCCGGCCTGGAAGCGATGCGCAAAGAGGCGGAAGCCCTTGGCGGCATCATGGGCGAGGATCTCGCCAAGGCGTCCGTCGAGCTGAACGACAACCTCACGCGAATGCAGACGCTGGCGCAGGGACTGGCGGCCAGCGTGGGCAACGTTGTGATCCCGACCATCAACGCTCTGGCGACGGAGTTTCTGAACGCCCGCCGCGCAGGGCTCTCCTTCCTTGAGGCCCTGGTTGGCATCGGGCTGTCGAACCCGACGAAGTCACCGGCCGAGCAGATCGCGCGCCTGAACGCCGAACTCGAAACGCTGGAGAAAGGTAAGTGGCACGAGAAGTCCCTGTTCGGCAACCTCGTCCCGGAAAAGCTGATCGCGCAGAAGCGAAAAGAACTCGAATACTGGCGGCTGATGCAGCAGAGCGCGAACGCGACCCCGCTGCCTGCTGTGACAGTGACTGCCCCGCTGCTGCCGACTCCCCCAAGACGCCCAAGAGCAAGCCCGTCGCGCAGCTTGACCCGGAAGGTGCGTACCTGAAGACGATCGCGACACTATTCGAGATTCAGGGCAAGGCGATCACCGGGGCCTTCGAGCTCACCGCTGCGCAGTCGGAACTGCTGTCGGTCATAGCCTCCCCAGAATGGGCAAAGATGTCGCCCGCCATGCAAGAGGGGATCGTCGCGCAATCTCGACTTGCCAGCGAAGCCGAGAAGGCAGCAGCTGAGCAGGAAAAGCTGAATGCGCTCCTGGCTGCGACGCCTACTGCCCAACTTGAGGCGCAACGAGCCACGATGCAGTTCCTGGCCGAAGCGTTCGAGAAGGGCAAGATCAGCGTCGAGCAGTACAACGAAGCCGTGACTGCAGCCCTGGGTAACACCGCCCCGTTGGAGAAGATGCAAGAAAGCGTTCTCAGCCTCGAGACGGTGATGAACGATGCAGCCCGCAACATGGCTGATGCCTTCACCGACTTCGCTATGGGCGTCGAGACTGACGCCGGCAAGATGGCCGAGGCGTTCATTGCCGACATCCTGCGCATGATCGTGCAGGCGCAGATGCTTCAGGCAGTGCAGGCGACGATGGGGCTTTTCGGCTTCGCCAAGGGTGGCGTGTTCGATGGTGGATTGCAGCCCTTCGCATCCGGTGGCGTCGTCAATTCGCCGACCTTCTTCAAGTTCGCATCTGGTGGTGGCTTCAAGAACGGATTGATGGGCGAGGCTGGGCCGGAAGCGATCCTGCCCCTAAAACGTGGCAGCGACGGAAAGCTGGGCGTTACGATGAACGGCAGCGGCGGCAGCAATGTCGTCGTCAATGTCCATGAGGCACCCGGCACCCAAGCGCGTGTGCAACAAGGCACGGACGCACAGGGCAACTTGACGCTGGACATCGTGGTCGAGCAGATCGAGGGCAAGATGGCTTCCAACCTCGCGCGGGGTCGCAGCCAGATCGGCACGACGATGGAAAACGTGTATGGCCTGAACCGTGCTGCGGGGGCCTTCCGATGACCACGCCTGTGTTTCCTGTCGGGCTGCCGAAGCCTTCAATGCGCCAGTACAGCCTGACGCCCGTGAACAACGTCCTGCGAACTGAAATGGAGTCCGGCCCCGCCAGAACGCGACGCCGCTACATCTCCGTTCCGACTGATGTGTCGGTCGTCTGGACCCTCACGCGTGCCGAGCTTGAAGCATTCCAGACGTTCTACCGGGAAGCGATCTATGACGGGGCAGGGTGGTTCCTGATGCCCGTCGTGATGGGCGATGGCGAAGCGCTGCGCAAATCCCGGTTCAAACAACCCTATGAGGCCGCGACGGTTGCCAACGAGCACGTTTGGCGCGTGACCGCGACCCTGGAAGTGATGGAGTAAGCGATGGCCGTTTTTGCTTGGATTCCGACGTATGGCAGCGCTCTGGCGATCAAGCCGGAAGTGCTTGTCATCCCGCCTGATCAGTTCGGCAGCGATGCTGAGCGACGGATTCAGATCGGCACGCAGCACGTGCGACGGGTGTGGTCGCTGACCTTTGAGAACAGGCCGAGTGCGACGGCTGATGCTATCGAAGCGTTCCTGGCTGCGCGTGAGGGGCTGGAAGCGTTCGACTGGGTGCCGCCGCATGGGGAAGGGGGCAGGTGGGTGTGCCGCGAATGGAGCAGCACCCCTACCAGCCCTACCACCCGCAGCGTGAGCACGTCCTTCGAGGAAGTCTTCGAAGTCTAACCCGCGTTAGGATATGGCGGCACCAGTGAGCGCTCCCACGATCGAGACGATCAGGGGGTGCGCAAGGGCACTCTTCAGCATTGAAGTCGCGCTCTTCTTTTCACTTTCCTCGCCCGGACCATCCTCAACCGCGCGGATCAGCTTTCCGAGTTCCTCGGCCAGCACCTGCTTGTTGATCACCGCGCCGGGGCCGATGGCAAGGTCGCCCGATCCAGCGTTCAGAGTGCCGACGTTGATGCTCTGGTCGATGTTCTGCATTGGCGTTCTCTCCGTGAGCATCTCGAGTCCATGATCAAGGGCTTCATGCCCTTTATCGAGAATTTGACCGCAGCCTCGCTCCGGGCCAGCCATCACTTGCCAGCGGATGAAGCCTTGCCTTTGAAGCCATTCGCATGCTTGGGCGAGCCGACCCGCGGCTCCCGCTACTCCAGCAAACTCATCTGGCAGTGGAAAGTAGAGTTGGCAGTCATTCTCATTGAACCGTGCCTCGAAGAACCGTAACAGCAACCAGCGCCGCTGGGATGTCGATATGGAATCGGCCAGTGCCGACGGATGGATCTTCCACCTTGCCGCAGCAGCGTAACGGTGCCCTGTGTGGTTCTCTGAATGCACAGTCAACCCTTCCAGAAGTCCCACTCGCTCAAAGTCCCGGAGCGAAGCAACGAACCGTTGGAACGACTCGAAGTCACTTCCCTCTGCCTGCGCCGCCGTCCTGCGGTCACGGATCATCGCGCAAACCTTGCCATCGCCATCGTCCCAGCTCATCGGTATGCTCCTGTGTTGATGATGTGCTGATAGTACAGGAGTGCGATGGAAGGTGCCGGCTAATGGGAATGCCTTCACTCACGACCCAGTTTAAGCAAGCTGAGCAGGTTGCCGAACGGCGCCTTGCGTGGACTAGACCTTCTCGATTGTGACCGCTGTTCCTGACGCCACGAGGAAGAGCATCGACGAGCCCTTGCCGGAGAATTCGCTGTAGTCCAAATCAACCCCGACGACCGCGTTCCCGCCGAGTGATGCCGCCTCCCGCTTCAGTTCATTGAGGCAGCTGCGCCGAGCATCCCGCAACGCAGATTGAGCCGTCTCGCTGCGACCGCCAAAGAAATCGGTCAGTCCCATGAAGAAGTCTTTGAAGATGTTCAGGCCGAAGACGCATTCGGCCGTCACGACATCGATTGTCCGGGTGATTCGATAGCCCTCGATCGAGGGTGTCGTGCAGACGATCATGTCCCGTATTCGCTGGTTCACTTCCTCCTGGGCGAAATACACTTCAGGATCGAACTCAACTCGCGAAACTATGATGCCCATTCGTCCGGCCGGCATTGCCAACTCTACGCGCTCACTATTGCGATGCAGCGTCAGGACTGCGCCGCCGGTGTTCTTCGCGATCGCCATATTCAGCGCTTCACTCGAGACCAGCTTGACCCCATTGAACTCCTCGAGGATGTCACCAGCGCGAAGTCCGGCTGCTTCACCACTTCCGGCGGGATCGACGCTTGTCACCTTAAGGCGAAATTCTGATGGCATGGTTAGACGCTCATTGAGTGGCGGGGCTGTCAGTATGCCAACAGGGTCTGGCTGTTGCAACGATCTATGGTTCGAGCAGCTTGGCGCTGTACGCGGGAACGTCGGGCGCAGGGAAGCCCCCCAGGACCCCTTGCACGTTAGGGGAGCCTAGACATCCCTGATCACGAGGTGCTGGGTCTCGTTGACGCCACGCTCCGGCTGCTACAAGATTCTGTCGAGGATTTTGCTACACAACGCCCTCGGTTCCGCAGTTTTCGCAAGCAGAAAAACTCTGCAAAACAATAACTTAGATGTTTTTTAGGTAGAGTTCGAGTCTCTTTCCCCGCACCAGGTTTTCAATCTGGCATTGCACGCGCGTGCTGCAGCGTTCCCGCAAGCGCGCTCGCGGCCAGGAAGTCCCCCTGCAGTAGGTGCAACTAAAACAGCGAGAATATGTGTTATGTAAACAAATATCCGACATGGCATCTCGGTGCGAAGAATTCGCCTTCCAGCCTTAGAATCCCGCCTGTCCTCCTCGCTCCTTCCTGCCTCCCACCCCTCGCGTCCCTCGCGATCCCATGCAAGCGCCCCTCGAATCCCACGTCACCCTCTTGGTCGTCGACGACGATCTCGTCGCGCAGGCGCGCATGAATGCCTACTTTTCAAAGGAAGGCTACCGCGTGCTGCTGGCCGGCGACGGCGAGTCCTTCTGGCGACAGCTCGCCCAGGGAGAGGTCGACCTCGTGCTCCTCGACATCAACCTGCCCGGTCAGGACGGCTTGTCGTTGGCGTTCATTTAACTAAAGTTGTTACCAGTATTTTTGTAATTTTGTAACCACCGTCGTGGAGAGCTACAAGGGGCTGACGCGAATGGCTAGTCACTATTTGCCCGTTTCGCATCTGTCTCTTCCTTACTCCTAAGAGAGCTCTCTTCTGATGCACGGCTCTTGACGCGTCTCCTCCTAAGATTTGCAATTTCTTGCCGCAGTTGTCCGATTTCCTCAGCCTGGACGTTAAGCCTGACCGTTGCCTCTTGCCGGAGTTGATCAGCCATCTCGTGCCGCACTCTCACCGCAGCAAGGTCACGCTCCGATATGGAGAGTTGGGCCTCAGCTTTCTCGAGGCTGCTTCGCAGGGTCTCCATTGAGGCTGTTGCCTCTGTCAGCCTCTCACATGCCTTGACGCTCTCTCCCTTGAGTCGAGCGCAGTCCTCACGCAGCGCTATGAACTCCTCTCGCGCCGTGGCAGCGTCCTTGCGTGCGCGCTCTACCTCTTCGTTCTGTTGCCTCCGTTCCTTGCTGGCAGCTTGACGTTCGTTGTCCAGTTGCTGCAACAGCCGATGGGTCTCCAGGCGGTGATGTTCATTAGTTTGCTCGATGGCAAGTCTCGCCGCGTCCAGCGAGGAGAACTGGCGCACGAGCTCGGCATCCTTTTCGTCGATCGTGCGCTGGTGCTCAAGGACCCTATGCGACTCTTCCGCCAGCTTCCTCTGACACTCCGCAAGGTTGGCCTCCAGGTCTCCGATCCTCATTTTCAAGGCCGCGACCTCACTCTCCATGCGTAGGCGGAGCTGATCGGATTCGAGGGCACGCTCGTTCGCCTCCTGAACGGTTGCCTCCATTTCTCTGGATCGCTTGTCCAGATGGGCCTCTCGCTCCCTGAGGCCCTCCTCAGCAAGTCTCTTAGCAACCTGCACCATATCGCCAAGTGCGCGATCGATGATCGTTACGAAGGCCTCGGGGATCCCGTCCACCGCCCGCACGGGCACCTGCAGCGTGTTTGCCATGGCACTCCAGAACTCTTGAATGTGGTTCTGGACGACGGCGTTGCTGCCTTTCTGGCTAACATACCGGTCAGTGGAAAGCAGCTCCTGGACGGCTGGACGGGTTGGTCGTTCCCCTTTGGCGAGGATCTCGTAGCAGGCCTGACGGACATGCTCGTATGTAACAACGGAGCTACGGCTCATTTTTTGGCTCGGATCTTTGACCAATGTCAGGATGGTAGCTGCCTTGGCGGTGGAATCAACTAAAACAGACGGACCAGTCCGGAAACCGGTCAGTTCTGCCCGTATTATCATTAACTTTAGACATTATTCTTATAATGTGTAGTAACGTGCGGAATCCGCCGTTCTGGATGTGACCCTCGTGAATTTGATGCCCCGAAACGCGTTCGGCCCGTTGGAACTGGTCAACTTGCCAAGCGAACTCAACGGAAGTGTCGGTAATAACCGCGCCGTTGGCGGTCGGCCGCAGATTTCAGCGCAGAACGACGTCGATGCCGTCAGAGCGTGGCTCGCCCGCTTTGTCGACACCCGAACGACGTTCGACAGCTACCGCAAGGAGGCTGAGCGCCTCCTCCTCTGGACGGTCACGGAGTTGGGTAAGCCCCTTTCCAGCCTCAGTCACGAGGATCTGTTGTTGTACAGGCGGTTTCTCTCAGACCCACAGCCCGTTGCACGCTGGGTCATGGCCAAAGGCCGCAAATGGCCGCGAAATGATCCTGGCTGGAGACCGTTCTCTGGGCCGCTGTCTGCCAGCAGTCAGCGACAAGCGATTGTCATCCTGAACACGATGTTCGCCTGGCTTGTGAATGCTGGGTACCTTGCTGGCAATCCGCTATCCCTCTCTCGACAGCGCCAGCGGCGGTCGAAGCCCCGAATCACCCGATTCCTCGATGAGCCTACCTGGGTGGAAGTCAAGGCATCGATCGAATCGATGCCAAACGAGACGGATCGCGAGCGCGAGCATTACTTCCGCGTGCGCTGGCTCTTCAGTTTGCTGTACCTGTGCGGCCTTCGGATCACGGAGGTCACTACCAATACCATGGGGTGCTTCTTTTCCCGGCGTGACCGAAACGGGGACGACCTTTGGTGGCTTGAAGTAACGGGCAAAGGTGAGAAGACGAGGATCGTCCCTGCCACGAACGAACTGATGATGGAGTTGGTGCGCTACCGCCGGGAGTACGCGTTGGCGCCCTATCCAGTTCCAGGCGAGCCGACCCCCCTCCTCCTCCCAATCGGCGGACAGCGTCGGACTCTGACGCGCGGGGCCGTGCATCTAGTCGTGAAAGAAGTCTTTGAGCGTGCAGCGAAGCGAGTTGAGGAGCGTGGCGATGAGTTTGTGTCGCGGGCAAATGCACTGCGTGCGGCTTCGGCGCACTGGCTACGTCACACGGCCGGTTCGAACATGGCAGGCGCCGAGGTCGACTTGCGGTTCGTCCGCGATAACTTAGGCCACGAGTCAATCACAACCACGAGCCTATACCTCCATGGCGACGATGATGAACGCCACAAGGCTACAGAGCGCGGTCACCGCATCGCCTGGTCCTGATGCTGGCGTGCGGGCCCTCGATTGACCTCTAACTCAGGCCCGATGCAACACGGCCGCCGTTGCGATCCTCGTACTCAAGAAGCTTAGAGGGCGGGAGCTCCAGCGCGTTTGCCAAGCGAATGATGTTCAGAAGCGCGATGTTCCGCTGCCCACGCTCAACGCCGCCTAAGTAACTCCGCGCGAGACCACTCTCAAGCGCGAGGTATTCCTGGGACCATCCGCGGCTTCGGCGAAGCTCGGCAAGGTGCTTACCGAAGAGGACCCTGGGGTCGGAGGAAGAAGTCACAGCAGTCGGAAATGGATTTTCGACTGATGCTAGGAGTGTGGCCTCTATGAGGCGACGCTCTATGAGTGACAATGGGCGCGCCGACACGTACCATTCCCACTCGATTCTGACGACTTAGACGACGAGACTTCGTGCAGACAAGGGATAAAGCAAGCGTCATTCGGACGTTGCGTGGGCATCTGCATCGGCGGGAGCATGCCGCCTTTGTCACTTTATTTCTCGACGGTGAGGTTCGGGTTTTCCGGAGGAACGACGACTACTTGAAGGCCCTCGCCGGCGAGGCCTTATGTCTCCTCCTGGAAGCACCGCAAGCAGCAGAGGACCTACTGACTGAGTATGAGCAGCTCCTTCTCGCTGGTGAGATATCAGCTCCTTACTCAACCGTCCTCGGCCTCGCCGAGCGCTTGGATTCAAGCGCGTTGCACGCTATCGCGAGGACACTTCGCGACGAGCATCGACGTTGGTCCGAACGACGCCAAAATACCAATCGAAAGCAGTTGGAAGCAGCCAAGGCTCTTTCCGAGCCCGTCATTGAGGTGCGGCGCGTTGTCAGCAGCACACTTATGCGCTTCGGCGATCCAAACGCGTCCGACGCAATGGGAATCCGGCGTTCGGTTTTCAGGAGTAGCCAGGAGAGAGCGTTTCTCAAGGCCTTGTCGCTGAGATTTCCTGCGCTACTTGCGCTGCCGAATTATCCACTTGACC